GTTTAGTAGTTGCGTTCTCATTGAGTCTGATGACAGTCTTGATAGTATCAATGCTACTGCAAGCAGCATTGTACGTTATGTAAGTCAAAAGGCCGGCATTGGTATTGGTGCAGGACGTATTCGTGCGTTGGGTTCGCCTATTCGCAGTGGCGATGCTTACCACACTGGTGTGATTCCTTTTTACAAGCATTTTCAAAGTGCCACACGCAGTTGCAGTCAGGGCGGTGTACGCAATGGTGCTGCTACCTTGTACTATCCTATCTGGCACTTGGAAGTCGAAGACTTATTGGTATTGAAGAACAACAAAGGCACAGAGGACAATCGTGTGCGTCACATGGACTACGGTATACAGTTTAACAAGTTGATGTACGAACGCTTGATCTCGGGTGGCGACATTACTTGCTTTAGCCCACATGACGTGCCTGAAATGTACGAAGCATTCTTTAATGATCAAGAACGGTTCAAAGAACTCTACGAACGTGCAGAGCGTAACACACGTCTACGCAAAAAGACTTACAAAGCAGTTGAATTGTTTGGTAAGTTTATGCAGGAGCGCAAAGACACAGGACGTATCTACTTACAGAACGTAGACCATGCAAACACACACAGTCCCTTCCAGGAAGACCGTGCGCCTATCAAGATGAGCAACTTGTGTTGCGAAATTGATTTGCCTACTACACCACTAACAGATGTCAACGATCCCAATGGCAGAATTGCACTGTGTACACTGAGTGCTATCAACTGGGGCAATGTAAAACAGCCTCAGGACTTTGAACGTATGTGTATTTTGGCTGTACGTGGACTAGATGCTTTGCTGAGTTATCAGAACTATCCTGTGCTGGCTGCTCGGTTAGGAACAGAGGAATTTCGTCCTTTGGGCATTGGCATTATCAACTTTGCCTACTTCTTGGCCAAACATGATGTCAGTTACAGTGACCCAGCCGCTCTTGCTCTAGTTGATGAATATGCAGAAGCATGGAGTTACTATTTGCTTAAAGCCAGCGTAGAGTTGGCCAAAGAATTTGGACCCTGCACCCGTTGGCATGATCTAAAAAGTGCCAAAGGTATTTTACCAATTGACACACGTAAGCAGGATGTTGATGAATTGGTCGCACATCAAGAACGTATGCCTTGGGCAGAACTGCGCCGCGAAGCACAACAATACGGACAGCGCAATGCCACCCTTATGGCCTTGATGCCAGCAGAAACTAGTGCACAGATTTCAAACAGTACAAATGGTATTGAACCGCCGAGAAGTTTTGTCAGTGTTAAACAGAGCAAGCACGGTGTACTCAAGCAAGTAGTGCCTGAATATCGACGCCTTAAGAACAAATATGAGCTCTTATGGGACCAAAAATCGCCTGAAGGCTACCTAAAACTCTGCGCTGTGTTGCAGAAGTATATTGACCAAGGTATCAGCGTAAACACCAGTTACAATCCTCACTACTATGAAGACGAAAAGATTCCAATGAGTGAGATGTTGAAGCATGTGTTGATGTGTTATAAATATGGTACTAAACAATTGTACTATTTTAACACCATGGATGGCCAAGGTGAAATTGATGTAGACAAACTTACGCAAAAACAAGACGAACCTGTTGAAGTTTTGGACGATCAAGAAAACTGCGACAGTTGCGTTATATAATCAAGGATAATAAAAAAATGAGCGTTTTTAAAGTTAATGAAAAAAGTAACATGGCACGTACTATGTTTTTTGATGGCGGTGTTGACATCGCACGTTACGACACATTAAAGTATCGTCAGTTCGAAAAACTAACAGACAAACAGTTGGGATTCTTTTGGAGACCAGAAGAAGTAGACGTACTGCGTGATGCCAAAGACTTTAAAGAACTAACAACTTTTGAACAGCACATTTTTACCAGCAACCTTAAGCGACAGATCTTGCTTGACAGTGTACAAGGACGCAGTCCTAACATGGCATTTTTGCCTGTAGTAAGTATTCCTGAACTGGAAACTTGGATTCAGACCTGGGCTTTTAACGAAACTATTCACAGTCGCAGTTACACACACCTTATTCGTAATGTCTACAGTGATCCCAGCAAGGTTTTTGATGAACTGACCACAGTTCCAGAAATACTTGACTGTGCCAAAGACATCAGCAAGTACTATGACGATTTCATTGATGCAGCAACGGCCTACAGTTATTTGGGTTTAGGCACACATTCAGTAAACGGTCAAGTAGTCACAATTGACATGTATGAACTGAAGAAAAAACTATGGTTGTGTCTAAACTCAGTCAATGCACTCGAGGGCATTCGTTTCTATGTAAGTTTTGCTTGTTCGTGGGCTTTTGCAGAACTGAAGAAGATGGAAGGTAATGCTAAAATTATCAAACTTATCGCAAGAGACGAAAACATACATTTAGGTTCAACGCAGACCCTTATAAAATTGTTACCACAAGACGACAGTGATTTTGCAAAAATCAAGTCCGAAACTGTTGCGGAATGCGAACAAATGTTCTTGAGTGCTGCCGAACAAGAAAAGCGTTGGGCTGAATACTTGTTCAAAGATGGTTCGATGATTGGTTTGAACGCCAAACTACTCAGCGACTATGTGGACTGGCTGACCTGCAAGCGTATGACTGCAGTTGGTTTAAATTGCGGTATCAAACCTGGCAGTAATCCATTGCCTTGGACTGCTAAATGGATTGCAGGTGCAGAAGTACAAGTGGCTCCACAGGAAACAGAAATTTCAAGTTACGTTATTGGTGGTACCAAGCAAGACGTTGATACAGATACATTTAAAGGATTTAGTCTTTGAAAATTGTTCGAGCATTATTTGTTGCCGGATATCGAATTAGCCACACATGTTTAAGTTTACAATTTGACAAATACTTAGAAGACATCGACGAAACTTATATTTTCACCAACTGCGAAGTGCCGTGGTTGGATAGAGTTTTATCGCAGTATTTAGATACTTCACGATTTAAATATGTTCACGACAGTGAAATGGACAGTCGATATCCTACCTTGCGTAATTGGTGGTTTGATGATGACTATCGTGGAAGTTGGCTTTATCAGCAGGCCTTAAAACTGGCAAGCCTGGATTACATTGATGCAGATGTAATTCTTATACAAGATCCAGACAGTTTTAGTATTACACCATACCATTGTTTGGAACAAGGCAAACCCAAGTTTTTTATACTGCCCAACGAAACACACAGTCCTGGATATTATCAAGTACTGGAAAACAGTTTAGGCATACAGAGACAAACCCCGCACTGCTTTGTATCAGAATTTATGCCTACATTCAAAGAGGATTGGCTGTCCCTTAAACACAGACTGGAAACCAGAAATGCCATTGATTGTTTTGACGCAATTATCAATGGTGTTCCACCAGAACGACACGATGGCCTCAAGTGGTTCAGTGAATATGAATTTCTTGGCAATTGGACAATGACACAAAGAGAAGTTGTCATGCTGGAACAAAAAAGATATACATACACTAACATCAATGACATTGGTAATTGTACAAGTGAATTTAATTGTGTTTGTGATGCCTGTCCCAATCTTGAAGATAGTATAAGATTTGATTGGACTACAGAAACAGTTGTTGATTTTGAAAAAATATTTAACAAAGTAAAACATTTCTTATGAAAGAAATACTGGTATACAACAAAATACAAATAAATGATGGCTACGTAGACTGGTTTGATTATCCCTTCAAAAATCAAAGTGAATTCAAGCCCAGTCATGATCTAGAAGCCTGTCTAGCACAACCATTTAGCATTGCCACTTTGCCTTTTGAATTTGAAGATTTAGAATCTTACAAACTAGACCCCATTGACTATCAAAAATTTGATTTGTTGTTGATCAGTGACATTGAAACCAATCACATAAACGAAATTCACAAATGGATAGACAAAATGCAAATACGCAACTATCTGTTGGCATTTGGTAGTATGGAAAATTTTGAGATTCCTGCCAATGCACTTTATCGTCCATGGTGGATGTTTAACATAGTAAATCAAAACACATTTCAAGACACAAACAATCGTTACGACAAACCGTTTGACTTTGACGTATTGCTTGGTGCCAGAAAACCACACAGAGATTATGTGATGGCGAAAAGGCAAACCACAGGGTTGATCAACAACAGCATTGTAAATTACAGAGATCTTTTTACAGCACCCAAGTACGACGACAACACAAATCTCGAGATTGAAAAAATCCTAAACGGACAGGATTTATTATATCCCTACGTCAGTGCAAACATGAAACCCGAATGGGAAGTAAGAGACACTTTAGAAAGATGGGTCAGTGAAATTATACCTTGGAAAATGTATGAGCAGACCAAATACAGTCTAGTTTGCGAAACACATGGAGATTATGCAACTTTTGTTACTGAAAAAACTGCTAAACCAATATTTGCAAAAAGATTGTTTATTACTTTTTCATCACCAGAGTTTCTTAAATTTCTAAGGAAGTTGGGATTTGAAACATTTGGCCAGGTCATCGACGAAACTTATGACAAACTACACGATCCTGCAAAACGTTTTCATTATGCCTGGAAACAGGTCGAAGCTTTACAGAAAGAAAATTACCGATCAGTGTACGAAAAAATCAAACCAGTGCTTGAACACAATCACAACAGACTGCACGAACTAAAACAAGAAATTCAACAGCAGATGTACACAATGGTATATAATAAAATAGAGGAAACAAAATGCTGACAGTATATTCAAAAAATAATTGTCCTTTTTGTGTACAGGCAAAAAACTTGCTGACACTAAAAGGAATCGAGTTCGAAGAAATTAACATAGAACAACAACCCGAAGCAAGAGAATTCATTGTGTCTGAAGGGCACAGAACAGTGCCGCAGATCTACAAAGACGGTGAGTTGTTTGTGCAAGGTGGTTTTCAAGGACTACAAAAACTTACTGAAGACGAACTACGTGAAAAGGCCGCCGTATAATGCTAGTCAACAATCAACAACAATATGCAAAAGGTGATTTGGCCAGTTTTAAATTGGCCAACGGCGATGAAATCGTGGCAGAAATTGTAGACAGCACAACTTTTGGCTGGACTATAAAACGTCCCTGTGTGGTAGTGCCCAGTCAGCAGGGCATTGGCCTAATGCAGGCCCTGTTTACCGGCAAAATTGATGCCAACATGGACTTAAGCAAAAACAGTGTGCTACTTCACGCAGAAACAGTGCCTGAATTACACAGCCACTACTGGAAAACAACCACAGGATTTGAATTAGCACCCAAGGCCAGTATTGCAAAATAGACCTATATTATTGCCATAAATATGGTATAAGGAAGCATTATGCCAGGAATAGCCAGAACAGGTGATACATACGGTCCGGGTGGTATCATTACCACAGAGTTCAGTAAAAATGTATTTGTCAACGGCCGCCCAGTGGCGTTGAATAATATTCAATATACTCCACATCCTTGCTGTAAAAAACCCAAATGTCCGCCCAGTCACTGCGGCGGAAAAGTTCCTGGCAAACAGGCTGAAGGGTTCAGGGTCAAAATCAACGGAGTTTATCCAGTACTCAAAGGTGATCTTGGTACTTGTGGTCATGGAGTTCGTACCGCAAGTAAAAATGTTCGCATTGGTACCGGATCCAGCCCAGAAGAAAATCCAGAAACAGCACCAGACACTGGCGACGAATTGCTGAACGCATAATAGAAGGAAAAGACATGGCAGAACCATCAGACGTCTACCAAGGATCGACACCGGCCATTACCAACGGTGGGCTGAATCCGTTGCAATTAAATTTAGCAAATTTTCTAGCAGTAGGTAATCCACCTCCTTTTGCTATCAATCAGGCCTTTTTGGAAACTATGAAAACTTATTCAGATCCAGGGCAACTTACACCATTTGACATTGACTCAAGAACAGGATTACCTAGAGTGCCTGATCTCAACTACGATATCAACGAAGGTATTGCTTACATATACAAAGGATCAGATGTCTATCTATTACGTCGAGCACCTGATTGTGGCCCAGATGAAAATAGACTTGAACAAATTCTTCTGGGACCAGGCATTGAAGTTGCAGCAGGTACATGGGCATTTTACGGTACAGTAGTAGGTGGCAGTGCGTCTGGTGGCGCCGGCGGCGACTATGGTGGTGGTGAAATCAGTGGTTTTACAGTGTCTGATGCTGGGTTTACTCACGCAGGTTTACAGGGCAGTCAAGGCTTTGACTCCTTGGGTAATTTTGGCCCTACTACTACAGCACTGGCCTAAAGAAAGTAAACAACATGGCTGGAATTTTTAATGTAGATATAAATCGGGACGGTGCTGTCAACATAAATGGCAATTGGTACAGTCGTGCTACACTTCCAATTAATGTTCCAAGAAAAGTTTTTTGGGATTACGGAAAACTTGCTATATTGGCTTATATCACCGAAGACGAATACAATCTTATTCAAAGTAATTTTCCGGACTATGTTTATCCCAGTCAACCTATTATTGGTGTAAACGGCGTCCGTGCTGATGTAGATTTCATTGGACCTGCAATTAGAGTTCAATTTTTAGGAGCCACGCCAGATCCTCTTGTCGCTCAAGCACCATTTTATTTTATAGATCGTACTCCTGGTGCTCCGGTACACAAACTTGTTTATATAACCACTGAAGCGCAACAGTACTTAATCGATACAGATTTTTATGATCAGGACTTGGCCAACAATGATTTTGTAGGACCATTTGGGATACCTATTTATTGGGGGGATCCTGGTAGCGGTCCGTCAGCTGTCGGTGGCGGCACAGGTGTAGGTCCATCTGGGGGCAGCAGCGGCACAAATAGTGCAAGTGTTGATGGCGGCACCTGCAGTGCAGGCAGTTTCGGTAGTGATGGTAGTTATTGTGGACCAGGTTTTAATTATGATGGCGGCGGATATGATGGTGGTAGTAGAGCGCCAATTATACCTATTGTGGCCAACAGCGGTGTGTATAACGGCAGTTTAAGTTCACAGGGCAACATGGTGGCAATGCAGTTAGGCACCGGAGATTTTACTATAGAGAATGGTCAACTGAAACCCTACCATGAAGGTTATTTTAAAACCTATTACAGAAATCCCAGTGGTGACATTTTTGGTGCCAATACACCCATGCCAGCACTTACTGGTGTTATGCCAGAAAAATTCACTGACGTACCCGGAAATGCAGTTTATTACACAGACATACAACTATATCGAGTGAGCGGCAGTAATCAATGGGATCAATTTTATTTTCAAAATGTTTTTGGAAGCGCAGTGAGTTGGGTCACGTTGTGCAACAATTATCTTGTTGCACTCAAGAAGGCAGAAACCACTGACTTGGCCTATTACGGTGCAGACAGTCTGGAAGGTTTAAGCACACAGGGATTCGATCAATACAAAATTGGTTCGGCCTTGGTCACAGCATTTAGAAATATTGGAAACATGGCCAGTCTTATCACAGCAAAAAACAATGCTGCTGAACCCTACTTTGGCACTGCTAATGCTGTGGCAGAAGTTTTGATTGACAACGGCCTAGGCTACATCAACAATCTCAGCACCAACTTATACGCGGCCGGCGTAAATTTTGAAGATATAGGCAATAGTTTATACACTGATTTTATAACCGAACAGTTGTTACAAATTAGAAATACTGCAGATTTGGAAACAATCCAAGAAGTGTTAGGCAGTAACATTCCCAACATTGCCAACCCGTTGGACTATGTGCGTATTGATAGAGCCAGTGGCCTACCCAACGACAGCGTGTTTGCTGATTTTGCAGCCGTGGGAAGGGATTTTGTAAACAGAGCACCTAATTTGGTTCTGACCAACGGCGGAGAAATAGCAGATTTAATCAACAGTATACAAGCAGATGTGGCCAGCAATGTTGAAGCGTTATCTGGAAATACTTTGGTAACCCAAGAAGCCATAGACAGTCTCAGACACTTTTTGCCTTTTGGTGCCAACAATGAACCAGTCACAGTGCTGCAAGTTATTGGCACTGCTTCTGGATATCAAAATACTTTGATGAACGCAGTAAATGAAGGTATATCCCAATTGTTTGCCACTGAATATGGTCCACAGATTAGAGATACTTTTACAGAAATTAGTAGGCTGTCTGCTTTTCAACCTCTTACCGCAGCAGAACAGTCACAGTCTTTGGAAACTTGGCAAACTCAATTGGAAAACAAAAAAGAAGAATACTATACATTGATCAACACAATTGTAAGCGATACCACTGGTAACTTGCCTGCAATTGTAAATCAAATCAACACAAATTATGATGCTTTTACTACCAACATCTATTATGAGTTTTTAAACTACAACAAGGCCAACATTGAAATTTCTTCTTATGGAGACAACAACTCAACATTGAGTTTTGTACAAAGCCTGCCAGGCTATGCTGCCGACACTGCCAACATTGCCACAGACTACATGTTGTATGGATTGACCCAAGACAATGTAGGCGGCGAAACAGCCAGAGCAGTTTTGGATACTGGTAAAAACGATTTATTTTTACAACAGGCCGGTGTTGAAATACAAGGTGTTTTGTAAAAAAAATAACCTAAAATTTAGGTTTTCTGTGCAAAAAACACTATAATACACTCAGTTATTGCAGTTCTGTATGTGTTTTATATACTGTAAGGAGTTTGGTATATAAACTACTACTCATAAAAAGGAGTAAGAATATGACAATAAGAGCAACAGAAGTTGCCACATCAGCCACTGTGTTTTTGGTCAAGGTAGCAATGTTTACGGCTCTTGCTGTAGCAACTGGAATCGTACTGGCCAAATACACCGAACAATATTTTGACAGTCATGCAGCCACACTGATGAGCAGCGCTGACTTCACACCCAGCTTGGCTGAAAAGGACCGACAGTTAAGATGTTTGGCACGCAACATTTATTTTGAAGGCGCTAACGAACCTGTGGAAGGTAAGATAGCAATTGCACAGGTCACAATGAACAGAGTGGCCAGCGAGGACTTTCCCAATGATGTTTGCAGTGTAGTCCACCAAAAATTTAAAGTGGCAGGCCGTTATGTCTGCCAATTTAGTTGGGTCTGTGTGACCAAGCATAAACCCCGAGTAATCACAAACAAGCAGTACGAAGAAAGCCTGGCAGTGGCCAAACGTGTGTTCTATGAAAACTATAGACTGCCAGGTCTTACCGAAGCACTGTACTATCATGCTACCTATGTCAGACCAAATTGGCGTAGATGGAAAACTAAGCTGACCAAAATCGGTCTGCACATATTCTACAAGGAACGGGAAGCCTGATGCTGACAGCGGAACAAAAGACTAAACTGAATCAATTTGCCGATCGTGTGGTAAATTGGCCCATATGGCGCATGATACAACATGCGGTAGGCGAAAGTTTCGGTTGGATAGCAATTGTGATACTGCACAGTGCCACTGTGCCAAATTTGTTGGCCTATAAGGAAGGGCTTATAGAACAGCCCATGGACTTTGATGTTGTGTTGTTTATTTGGACTGCTTTGGCCTTAATGTTCATAAAAGGTCTAGTAAACCGAGAATGGGTAAATACAGTTACCATTGGTGTTGGCTTTATTGTACAGGCAGTGCTTTTGGGAGTTTTAGTATTTAGGTAACAAAGTGAACTATTTCGACTTACTGGACCGATTACACCAACTGTATTATAGATGCGTGGGCCAGGAGTTGACTGCTAAACAGATTTGTTACAGACTAAATCGCAACATACCCAGCCGTGACATCAAGGTATACGGACTAGAGAGCATAGGCGTGTTGGACAACAAGTTTGACATATCTGGCCTGTACGATCCAGAACTGGACCAAGACAGCAAACAATGTATTCTTATTGAAATACAATTCCCCGTACGCAAACCCACTTTTCTTTTTGATGAAACAGATTTAAGTTTTGCACATTGGCACGAACTAGCAGTAGACATTGCCAGTGTGGTTGGGCATGAATTTGTTCATATGGGTCAATTTAGGCGCAGGCATTTCAATGAAGGCAGATATTATCGTAGTAAAGAAAAAGATCTTTATTTCAAAGAAAATCAAGAATACTACGGAATGAATGACGAAATTGATGCTTATGCCTATACAGCAGCTGCCACTGTGGCACTTGAAAAATTAGTATATCGTAAAAAGAATGCTGATATTCGTAAAACACCAACTTACCAAATATATAGACATTATTTTCGTAAAGATACTAAAATACTCGACTTATTAATTAAAAAAGGTAATCGTTATTACCGCAATTTAGAAAGGCAATATCGTGACAAATACAATAAAAAATAATTTAGAAATTACTGAAGAAGATTTAGAAGAAATCAATGACACAATTGAAGGAAATGAATTTGTATTTGTTTTAGATGTTGAAGGTAATTTAAAAACTGTAATTTTACCGGGTGAAGCAGATGAAAATGATTTGCCCGAAACAGTAACTAAAGTATTACAGGTATTTGAATTAGACGATTTAAACCCACAAACTCTGCACTAATACTTAAGTAGTACTTGCTCAAAAATACCCAATTTAGTATAATATGGGTATGATGAAAAGAAAGCGTCGGCAAGACACCAACCATTGCGTATACGTTATTACCAATCGTGTTACTCTAGAGCAATACATTGGTATTACCGTCTGCGGACAGAAACTGAGCCGGGCATTGAAAGTTCGGATGCAGAAGCACGTTCGTAGAGCACTTACTGAGGGCAAAGATTGGCCCTTGTGCCAAAGTATTAGGACACACGGCAGTGAAGCATTCGAGTACGGCATTGTGGACATTGTACGGGGTCGCAAACCCGCACACGGCTTGGAGCGTGAGTTAATACGAAAGTATGCACCTGCACTGAATCAATACTAAAAAGTAATACTAAGGTAGTACTTGCTCGAAATTCTAGAATTTGCTATAATTATGGCATAGGTTAACAAAACAGGAGTTGAACATGGAAAAAGTACTTTATCGTAGCCCGGTATTTAGTAGCGGTGTTCCTTTCTTGGTTCCCGTTGAGGCACTTAGTACCTATGCCAAACGTGATGAATGCTTGCTACAGATGCAGGCCCTGGGTGGCATTCATGCCGAACCCACCAAGGAGTTTTTGAAACTTCGCAGTAAAATGCTGGCCGCTCGCCGCAAAATTGAACGCAACCGCTGGTGGGGCGAAGCGGCACCAGAGCAGGCTTGGAAAACCGTAACTGTTTAACCTAAGGAGAAAGAAATGGGACGAGTTAAAGGCATGTTGATTGATCTCGCCGAGAATCCTACCTACATTGAACCCGATGAGTGGGATGCGGCTTTTGAGCATGTCGTGGACAACGACTACATTGATAGTCTTGCCGACGAATATGAAAGTTACAACAACCAAAGTTCGGAATTTGATTAACCGGGGCAATCGGATGTCTGGAGCCAATGGCTAGGATCAAGAATCACTGCTCATCCGATTTTGTTTTTACAAACCCGCCTCGGCGGGTTTTTTTATTGGCAAAATAAAACTTGCTTTTTAATCTAGGTCTATATTAAAATAAGTAATATTTGCACTATAAAAAATATAAATGTTCCTAGCAAGTTTAACTTTCTTAACTGGTCTGAGTATCTCAGCAGTTGCAATATATTATTCGGTAATTGGTTTGACAGCAATTTTTGCGGCCGCAGTAATTCCAATTATTATCATGGGTACAGTGTTAGAAGTAGCCAAATTAGTTTCGGCTTGGTGGCTCAAGGCCAATTGGGAACGTGCTCCTGTACTGTTAAAGAGTTACATGTTTATTGCCGTGTTGGTTCTAATGTTTATTACCAGCATGGGTATTTTTGGTTTTCTCAGCAAAGCACACATTGAGCAAACTGCCATGAGCACCGAGCAAGTGGCACAGATTGAAACCCTAAATGAAAAAATGGCTCGCAGTGAAGCCAAGATTCAACGTTGGCAAACAGAGATCGGTAGACTGCTCAAAGGTGAAGATGTTCGTGTTGACAACTTGGTAGACAACGAGCAACAAGAACTAGACAAAATCTATAATAGAATTAAAGAAGAAAAAGCCACACTTCGCGGTGCCGCTGACAAAAAGATTGAACAACAAAATCAGCGACTAGCGCAGGCTGCTGATCGTAAAGAAGCAGATATTAAAGCCGCCGAAGATAGACTCAAAGGCAGTTTTGCCGGTGGCGCACAATATGACGAAGCAGTAGAAAAGGCTAAACGTACTGAACTTAGTGTTGCCAGTTCAGCACAACGTGAAATAAGAAACATTAATAGAGGATTAGACCAAGACTTGAAGCGTGTGGATGACAAGTACGCTGGTGCTATCTCAGACATTCAAAAGCGTATTGCAGACCTACGTAAACAAGCCAGCACTAAAACTGTAGACATTGACAAGCGCATTGAAGAACTTGAAGGCAATGTCGGCAAAGAACAACTGGTAGTAGATTCAGCAAGAGAAGAAAAATTTGCATTCGAAAAAACTTACAGACAGTTAGAAGCCGAAGTTGGACCAGTCAAATACATTGCTGAGTTTATCTATGGTGAAGAAGCAGATAAGAATCTACTAGAAAAAGCAGTTACTTGGGTTATTATTACAATCATATTTGTGTTTGATCCATTGGCTGTATTATTACTATTAGCCAGTCAAATGAGTTTTGGTTGGGCAAGAGAACAGAAGCAAGAAGAACCCAAAGTAGAATATAAACTTGAGGAACTGGTAGAAAAGATTCCAGAACCGGAAGAGCCCAAGGTAGATCCCTACGATGTTAAACACACACCAGAAACACATCCTTATCTAAATGCGGGATTTAACCAGCCCGAAGGATGGCCCGGTGACCCTGTTGTTGCGCCAAACTATGAAAAGGATGATGGTGCTTTGTCCGACGATCAACTTGATCAAATCAAACAAGGAGTAAAAGAAAATGAAAAACAAAATGAGATGGAAGAAGTGGAGCACACTTCAGAAGAAAATCAAGATCCTGAAGAAGTTGAAGTAAACGGAATACGTGCAAAAAAAGTTGGTGACTATTACGAAGTTAGAGACAAAAAAATGTCAGGACCAGTTTTTGCTCAACAATATCCTGACATTGCCAAACAGTTTGCATTACAAACAAGTAGCAGAGAAAGCCGCAGTGGCTTTGGTACAAGATTTCCCAGTGACTCAATTAAAGGAGATGTTTACCTGAGAGTAGATGTAATGCCCAACAAACTGTTTAAGTACAACGGTAACAAATGGATGGAGATTGACAAATCCACAACTGACAGTTATACTTACGATGAACAATATATACATTACTTGATTGAAAAACTTGCGTCAGGCGAATATGACATTGATCAACTAAGTCCAAGCGAACAAGAACTTGTGGCTGAACAACTCAAAAAACAGAATGACCAAACCTAAAATATCCATATTATTACCCACTAGAAAACGAACACAAGCAGTCATAAAAAGCATAGGCAGTTTACTTGCTTATGCCAAAAATACTGCTGACATTGAAATACTAATTGCCTACGATGACGACGACAATGAAAGTCGAGAAT